CTACTGTGGCTATATGATCTTTAGCAGCAACATTTGCAGCTTTTAATAGTTCGTTATTCTTAGCAATGCGTTCGCCCTCACGCTCGCTCTCTTTATTAGAACGTTCTTTAGCAGCCGCAGCAGCTTTATTGATTTCTACTTGGTTTTGAGCCAAATCTCGACGCTCTTTTTCAGCTCCAACATTTGCGGTCAGTTTGTTATACTCTTCAACCGTTATGTTATGAGTTTTCAAAGCAGCATCAAGTTTAACCAACTCCTCAGACTGAAAGCGTTCTGCAGCAGTTTGCTTCTTACCACTTTCGGTCATGTCGTCTGTAGCATTGGAAAACTTAAGAATATCGTTAACCAACTTTTCGTAGGTGTCAAGATGTTCTTTTGGCTTCTTACTGATTTCCAACTTGTCGTAAGCTGCAATTAAATCGTCTACTTCTTTTTTTGCTTTTTCTGCAACTTCGGGTGTTGTTGTAGGAGATGCAAGAATTTTAGCAAGGTTTTCCTCTGCCGCAGCTTTCTTAGTTTCGTAAATACCAATTTTATCGGCCTTAACTTTAATAGCCTCTGCATGATTCTTTTCCAAAGCCAAGTTTGCTTCGGTTTGTTTACGAGAACGTTCGCCTTGCTCATATGCAGCATTTCCAATAATAATTGCTTGTCGTTTCAGTTCGGTAACTTTTTCTTCCTGTGCAGAAATTTGTTCGGGTGTTATTTGGAAATTGCGCTGGTAATCCTTGTTATGGTAACTATCTAATTTTGTTTGTTCCGTTTTTAATAAATCTGTTGGAGAAGCGTCTTTTCCCCAACCCATAACAGCATCTTTAGCACCACCAATAGCGTGCTTAATTCTATTCCAAGCACTTTCAATATTTCCAAGGTTAGCTTCCATTTCTGCAGTACGACCTTTTAGTGCGTTTGCAAATGCTTGGGTTGCTAAAGTAGAGGCTTCTTTTTGACGGCCCTCGGATTCCAAAGCCTGGATGTTTGCAAGTACAGCCGTACTTAGGAAATGGTATTCCCCATCTAGTTTAACGGTAGCACGGCTAATTTCGTCGGAATAGCGAGAATGTGCTGTTGCCTGTACCTGTAGGGATTCAAACTGAGATACCAGCTTACCAACACCCTTCTCCCCCATCCCTGTTGCATGTTCTATACCCACAATGGCGGTACCAACCATTGCAATCTCATCTCTAGTCATCTTACCGCTAGATGCTAACTGCGTCATTATGTCCTTGGCTACTGCTATGCTGCCATGTGCGCCCGCCGCAGCATGGGCCATATCGTTCAATCCAGAAGCAGTAGTTCCCGCATAATTGCCAGTCATAATTAAAGCATCGGCCATTGCCTTTTGCTCAAGTATGCCCTTAACCATAAAATAGGACAATGCTACACCAACGGCAACAGTGCCCATGATGGCAAGGCCCAGTCCGCTCATTGCTAGAGCAGAAAGGTCGGAGTATTCCGCAAACACCATCATGGTTGCGGGTATGCGACTAAAACGTCCCTGCACCATTTCGTGCGCCAATACAACTGCTTCGGTTCGCACCCGGCTAGTATTCAACCGTATATTTTCAAACTTCTCAGCAAGTGTTTCGGTTTCTTTAATTGCTCCGGTAAGAGATGCGGAGCCAAACTTATTGGCAATGGTACTATCGCTAACCCCAGCCGCCTTGTAGGTAGCAATTTCGGCTTTGATGCGAATTTGTTCGTCTCGAGATTTCAACGCCCAAGCAATTTCAGACATCGCTTGACGCTCTGCTGCTGTTGCCGCATCGTCTGCTGTCCGTTTATTAGCTGCTGCAATTTGTTGGGCAGTCTTATTAGCTTCTTTAACTTTATCGTTTTCTTCCTTGATGTACATTGCTGCTGCACGCGCAGTAGCATCTTGTGCATCAAGTATGGATTTGTGACGTGCATCTGCAATAGCTTGCTCAGAAGCCTTTGCCTTAGCCACAATATTGTCGTAATACTTTTGACGGGAATCCAGCTCGGTCTGTCTTGCCGCTTCCGCATCGGAGGCTTCCTTTGCCCGTACACGATTTAAATTTTGAATGTCTTTGGCAAGGTCTTGCAAATAACCCTGCTCATTACGATGTTCTTGAGATAGCTCTTTTGCACTGCTGGTTGCAAGCCTATCCATTTCTTCCAGTTCTTTAAGTAGCTGAATCTGGTAAAGAATTTGCTCGTTTGCACCCATTGCAATTGCCGAGTATTCGTACTGGGCAGACTTTGCACCTTGGTAAGAAATGATAGAACGGGTAATTTGTGCCGAGAGTGCCTCCGTTGCAGAAGCGACTTTACCTGCGGCTTTTACCCGTTCTTCGTCTGTTTGAACTACTTCCGCAGCAGCATCGCGGAACTCTTCCATTTTTGCAATGGCAGCATCGGCACCTTCCGAAACGTATATAATCCCAAGTTCCGCAAGATCCATTATGTACCCCAATGCTATTTCTTACTAGATGACTTCCGCTGCTGTTGTTCAGCACGAAACCCAATGTAGGCCGAATCAAGCGCCATTATACACCGAATTTCAAACGGAGTAACGTTTATTTTCAATAACGTCGACCAGTTATATATCTCGGTATATGAGATGTGCCCTTCCTCCATTGCTACAGGTCGGGTTTTATGTAACTCTAACCACCAATCCCAAATATAAGATAGCTCTGGTGGAATTGGTGGTACATTCAACTGATCTGGCATTACACCAGACTGTTTCCAGTAGTTATTAAGATGGGTTTCTAATGTTAGCCCATCGTCCGTTGGCTCTGAAAGTTCTAACCTTCCTTTGACAGCGGCTAATAGCGTTGCTATTAGCCCTTCAAAAAATTTGCTTCGGACTCCAGTGCCACAGTAATTTTATCGCGCCATGTGGGCATACGACTTAGCATGGCCGGAACCATTGCCTTGTCAAATGGGGCTGGCATACCTTGCTTCTCAAAGCCAAACCAGTTCTTGACCACAGAAGATGCCAAAGCAATCTCATTTGCTTCAATCATTTTGGCAATAATACCGGCACCTTCGTCCGTGCTGGTATCCAAAGCAGTTTTGCGCTTTGCCGCACGCTTGAGTCCATCAATGCGTACAAGACGGGCTGCATCCTGATACTCTGTACTGTTCTTGCTTGCAATGAAGAAGCCACACTTGTCGTTTCCTTCTGCGTCCTGCACGACACCAACTTTAAAGAGAACTTCTTCTGCGGTGCCAGTCAACTGATCCAAATCGAAACCTACTGCTTGTGTCATAATTGTCTTTCTATTTACTTACTAAAAAACCCCACGGTGTTACCCGTGGGGAAGAGACACAGGGGAGCCAGAAGTTCTCCCCTGTGAGGGTTAGGCCAACGAATCTTGGATTGTGATAATCGTTTGATCGTTTGCCAATGCTGCTCCGCCTGCTGCATTGATTTGTGCAGTAAAGGGATAGGTACGAATAATGGCCTTTTCGCCATCATCTAGTGCCGCGTCTGTCAGTTTAATAGCCGACAAATTGAAGGACATGAAGTCTGCAATGTTGGTAGTATCCGCAGCCATCACCGCCACAAGGGAGGTAATGGTTTCAGTGTCGTACAAATCGCGCAAAGTTGTACTGTCGAACAGGGCTGTGAATTGGCCTGTAACTTCGATACGTCCGCGAGCCATGTCTGGCGCATAGTTGCTTCCAACCACTGGGCCTTCTGGAGCCAATGCAGTTTTGACAGTAAGGCTGATGCCTGTTACAACCTGATTTTTTGTACCGTTTACCAACAGCACACCACGGACAGCAGTAAGCACTGGGCTTGTGGTGGCAGAGGATGGGGATGTCAAAGCCTGTGCAACACCGGCAGTACGAACACCCAAACCGGCAGCAGTTAACTTGACAGTTGCATTTCCAGAAGCAGGCAAACCAATGTCCATTTGACCAATGCGAATATCGGGATACAATTCGCTCTTGGACAAATCTGCATACCATTCTTCAATGGTAAACAGGGTATCTGTATGACCAGTTAGTGGAACCAATGCCTTCTTACCAACCACCGTAACGGTACTGGATGCAATTGGGCCTTCTGCAATCAGCACAGTTCCATTCAGCGTTACGCAGGTAATAACCGTTGCTGTCACCGCCGTAACAATGCAGTTATTGTCACGGTTTACAGGATTGGCAA